GCCGGCCAGCTCCTCTTCCTGCTCAAAGGCGTAGAGGGTGCTCAGCAGGGGGGCCGGGAGGCGAAGGGTCTGCTCATCGGTCCAGGCCGGCTTGATCCGGTTCAGGATCATGGACACGGACCGAATCACGACACGGTTGGTGATGGCCCTGGCTTGCTCCAAGAAGGGGCCGATGATCCTGGCGTGGAGCACTTGCACAGCCTGGTCCTCGGGGCTCAGGCGGCCGATGCTGGCGCCCTGCTCTTGGGCCAGCAGGCGGGTGAGCAGGCCGTAGCAGCGGTGAGCGGTGAACTCCTTGGACTGCACCGCCTGGCAAAGCTCCACAGCAGCAGCGGTGATCAGGCGGTAGAGGGCGTTCTGCGGATCGACCGCCCGGATCCCCTGCAGCTCGGTCACGGTGAGGTAGCCCAGCCGGGGGAGCACCAGCTCGCCGCCGTTCCAGGCGATCGTTTCGGTGGCGTGCTCCGGGGCCTCGGGAGTGGTCTCCCACGGCAGAAGGTCAAAGCTCATTTGAGGTTGCGCCAGGCTTGGATGAATGATGCCCGATATTGCTCGCGATAGTCATAGGGCTCAATGCCGGGGATCAGAACCGTCCCCAGCACCGCCGAAGTCCAGGGCCTGGCGGGCAGGTTGACGAGGGGCCGGGTCTTGTCGCCCCATGGGTGGATGTTGGCGCCGTAGTGCACCGCTGTGGCATAGCCCACGGCCCACCGGAAGGTGCAGAGGTTGCCCGAGACCTCAAAGCTGTTGGAAGCCCGCAGGGTGCCTAGGTCCACGATGTTGCGGGGGCTGGTGACTGCGATCCCCTTGGTGCGGCTGCCGTCGCGCCGGTAGGTGCCGCCGCGCATCGTCACCCGAGGCCACTCCCACACCTTGGTGCCCAGGGCATCCTGAAAGGCGCTGTTCAGCTCTGGGAACACGATTCGCGCCGCTGCTTCAGAGGCTCGCTGCGCACGGGTCAGGGTGGCCGGGTTGACGCGCACCGTTGCCCTGGTGGCCAGCCTCATCGCCCTGCCGCAAAGGTGCCGGTGAACTCATCGCCAGCGGCGGCCCGCACGATCGCATCAATCCCGCCGGTGCCCGAGAGGGTGGCGATCGTGACCCAGCCGCGCTCTCCCTCGGCCGTGGTCGGCAGGCTGCCAAGGTTGCCCATGAAGGCCTCCAGCTTCTCGCCGCGGGGTAGGCCCGTGGGCCGCAGGCCGGTATCAGTCCAGCTCCAGGCAGCCCCCGCGTCCAGCCAGTTGGCGCCGGACGGCACCACGGCCCAGCGGGTCAGGTTGCCCTCAATGCTGCCCGAGCCGATGGAGCGCCCGCCGCTTTCCTGCTCCCCTCCAGGGCCCGACACCTCCGCGAAGGCCTCGATCACCACCAGATCAGTGGCCCGCTGCAGCCCCTCCCGCAGACTGGTGGCCGCTGCGGTGGGGCGCCGCCAGAGGAGGCGGAGGCTGGCATAGGGGGCGTAGGGGGTGGGCATGGGTTAGGGCTTGCGGCGGGGCTTGCGTTTCGTGCGGTTTCGCGGATCCCATTTGCCGCCAATTCCGTCTTGCCGTGCGGTTTCCTTTAGCCGCTTGATCTCATCCATTGCTGCCCGATCCCGATTGCGCTTCCAATCGCCGCCTGGCTGCGGATTGCTGATTGTTGAAAACCTTTTAATTGACTGATACGCTTTCTTCCTTTGTGTGGCAGTAGCCTTTAGTGCCTGTCTGTTGAGGTTTGATGCCAAAAATCTTATAAATTGATTTCGACCTGCCTTGAGTTGAGCTGTTTTGTCGCCAGACATAACGGCAGCTTGGTTCTCTCGATAGCGATAAAGCGCAAAGTCTCCAGACCTGTTAAACCTACGCTTTGTTGCGGCATCGGAGAACGATAGACGCGGTGCGGAGCGCTTTTGTTTGGGCGGATTACCTGCCTTCACCTTGCCGCCGCTAGGGGGTGTCCACTTGCCCATCCATACCTCCCCCTTGCCGATCACGCGCTCTTTTTTGATCCAGCGATCTGGCTTCAACCCCTTTGGCTTCGCCACCGTCCCCGCCGGCCGTGCGGCCTTCATCCGGGACCCGGCGCCCTTGGGGCTTGGCTTGCGAGCGACGGCCATTTTCTCGCCCCCAAGGCCCACGAGGATCCGGTAGGCGCGGGCGGCGGTCTGAAGGGTCTTCTGCGCCTTGTCGGCGGCGGCTTGATTCTTAGGCGAGCGCCGCCGGTTGAGGCGCTGCTGCGCCTCTAGGGCCGCCTTCTGGGCCCGGTTGTAGTTGGTGGTTGCCCTGGCGGCCCGTGCGCCTGAGGCGGCTGCCTTGGCCTTCCGTGCGGCGATGGCGCCGGGCTTGAGATTGCGGGGCTTGGCGAGGGTGCCGGAGGGGCGGGCTGCCTTCGCACGCCTGGCAGGAGGCGCCGGGACCGTGCCGGTGAGAACCTGCTGGGAGGTGGCTGGCTTCAGGCCACGGCGAGCACCCCGCTCCCGTTGGATGCGGCGACTGAGGGCCCGCCGGCTGTCCTTGAGGCCTTGCTTTGCCTCGGCTGCGTTGGCGCTTCCTGGCTTGGCGCTGCTGAGCCGTCGCCGGGCCCCTCTCACCGCGCCCACGTACTCGCTGATCTTGCCGCGGTCAGGCGCCGGCCCTGGCCGCATTGCCGGGCGGTTGGGGCGGATCACCCGCACTGATGACCTGGGCGCCACCACCGGCTTGGCCGCAACCTTCCGCCCTCCCCGGATCACCCCTGCCGGCCCCTTGCCAGCCATCCGCACCGTGGAGGCCGCTCGCACCTTCCCAAGGCGGTTGGCGCCCCTGGTTACGGCCCCCTTCTGCGCCCGCAGGCTGAGCGACCCCCGCAGGCTGCGATCAGCCGGGTTCTTGCCAGCGAGCTTGGCGCGGCTGCGGCGAAGGCTCCCGCGGGCCCCGAGGGTGCCGCCGGTGACCTTGGGCAGGGCCTTGCGCATCGCCGCCCGCCTGGTGGCCGGCGTGCTGCGCTTGGGCGGTCCGCCGCCGGGAGTCGAGGCAAAGCGCCCGCTGTTGTCGCGCACGTAGCTGGTGCGTCTGCCTCTGCCGCCGCCGCGGGCCATGGGATCGGGGTCTACTGCCTCAGTTTTCCCGTGGCCCTGGGGCTCACTTCATCGGCTTGGCCTTCCCTTTGGCCTTGCCCTTGGGCTTGGGTTTGGCCGCCTTCTTGGCGGGCTTGGCGGGCATTCCGCCGAACATGCTGCCGCTGTAGGGCTTCCCGCCTGCTGGCATTGGCTTCTCTGGGGTGACTGCCCGCAGTTTTCCCGCTCGCCCTTTTTGCCGCAGTGCATGGCCTCAGCTCCGCAGCAGCATCCCGGCGCCCATCGCCGCCTGCGGTGCGATCCGGGGCACATTCAGGGCGCTGGCAATCCGGCCGATCAGGAGCTGGATCCGCTCATCCCGCTGCCCCTGCGCCGAGGCCCTGGCGCCACTGCCGAACTTGTAGCGGGCCTTCAGGAGGGAGGTGTCCCAGCTCAGCTTGCCCACCTGGCTCTGCTGCTGCTCCCGCGTGGGCGTGGTGCCTGGGATCGGCCCCTCGTACTCCTCGGCGTTCCCAAGGTGCGCGGTGCCCGCGTCAACCTCATCGGCCTGGGTCTCTTCCAGGGTCACGATCTCGTCCAGCCACCCTTGGATCTGGGTCACGGTGCTGGGGCTGTGCGTGGCGACCGCGTTCATCTGCTGTGTGAGCTCCACCAGGCTGCCCTCAGTGGCGGGCCAGCCGATGTAGGTGCGGATCAGGTCGCGATCGTTGCGGGCGCTGGTGGCCGTGGGGCGCCACAGGGGATCAGGGGCAAGCATCGGCACAGATCAGGCTGCCAGCAGTTTTCCCGCAGCCGGGCCCTCCAGGGCCGGATCCTCCAGGCCCACGCGGGCCCCATGCAGGGTGCCCAGCCAGAACCGGCCGGCGGGATCGAGGTTGTTGCTCAGCAGCCGCAGGATCTGCTCTCCCTCGGGGTCGTCGGTGAGAGTGGTGAGCATCCGCAGGCCCTGCCGTGCCGCCGGGGCATTGCGGCCGAGAACAGCGACACTGAGGCCCTGGAACAGGCGAAGCGTGGGGGAGCGGTCGGGCATGGGGGCATTCAAGCCGTACCTGAGTTTTCCCGCTACTGAGGGGGCGCTTGCTTGGCTCTAAACCGGGCGACCCGCGCCGCTCGATCGGCTCGCCCTTTTGGCGTGAAGCGCTCCCAGCAGCGGGAGCAGTGGAGGCCGTGGCGGCCGTCGTGCGTGGTGGTGCAGTCGGGGCCGATGCAGGCGATCTTCTCTGCGGGGGGCAGGAGGCCGGCTTGGCGGAGCTTGAAGCGGCGCTGCCGGGCGGCGGCGGTGGGGTCAGGCATCTGCAGGGGGGAGCGACGGAGTTATATCTGCTGCTGCCCGTTGTCGGTTGCGATCGGCGCGGATGCACCTTCGGCAGTTGAGGCAGTCGACCAGCTTGGGGTCGGTTGTCTTGAGCTGAACTCCGGCCAGGCCGCAGAGGACGCGCAGGTCATCGATCTGCATGTGGCGGGCAATGCCGATCATGCGCGGACGATCTTCCCGGTCTCGGGGCAGATGCTGATCTCGGAGACGTGGCAAGCGGTGGCTTGCTCAGGGTCGAACCGCTGGCGGAAGGCCTCGGAGGCCTTGGCGTAGGTGGCCCTGGCCTTTTCGATTGCAGACTTCTCGGTCTTGCCGGTCTGGTTGTAGGCATGGGCCGGCTTGCCGGTGCTGATGTCCAGAAAGAACACGGCCCATTGAATTGTGGGAGGGGATGGCTTGCGAGCCTGAAGGCCGCTGCCGCCACACTTGAAGCAAACGCCCCCCAGGACATTGCTGTAGACGGAGATTCGGCCGTTTCCGCAGCAGCGAAGGCAGGGGTAGACGGCAGTGGCAGGCATGGCTGTTGATGCGATGGAATGGTTTGCCGGGATAGGCTCCCGGCGGGCCGTGGGGGTCAGGCGTAAGGGCAATCAGGATTGCCGGTTGCCGTGTAACCCAGCTCAGCGGCGCAGCGTGCGAGGCGCTCGTCCATTTCGCGGGACTTGCGCCGAACCATGGCTTTGATCTGAGCTTCGATTTGGAGCAAATGTGCGGGGGTGGGGGCGGTCATTGGAGGCGATGCGGTGGGATGGGTTGCCGGGATGGGCTCCCGGCGGGCCGTGGGGGATCAGGCATGGGTCAGGCCCAGGCGGGTGGCCTCGGCCTCCAGTTCTTGCAGCAGGGCAGGTAAGGCGGCGCGGGCCTGCTCCAGGGATTCGATCAGGCCACGCCGGACGGACAGGCCCCGGTAGCAGGCGGCGCGGACCGTGAGGGTGTAGTGGCCGGCCTTCGATTTTGTGATGTAGGCGCGGGCTTTCATGGGAGGAGGTGCGAAGGGGAGGGGCCGGGATGGGCTCCCGGCGGGCCGTGGGGATCAGGCTCTAGCCAAGCGATCCGCCAGGAACTCGGCGGCGCTCTGAACAGCGGCAGCGGCCTCGGGGGTGGGCTGGTAGCCGATCTCATAGAGGCGGTCACCCAAGGCAAACGCCTCACGGTGCCAGCCCGCGTCATGGGCGGCCTTGATCGTGTCGCGGGCGAAGGCGCGGGTTTCGTAGAGGGTTGCGGGGCTCGGGGGCACAGGGCGCCAGATGTGAAGCTCGATCGGTGGGCGCCCGGCCCATGGAGCGGTCATCCATTCGGGCCGCGGGCCTTGGTGGAAGTCGGCGGCGGTCGCTGGGGTCTTGGCGTATTGGATCTTGGACATGGAAGGGGGTTCGCTGGTTGAGAGGCGGGGAAGCTGATCCCTCCCCTGAAACCTCACAGTAACGCAACCGTTACTCCTCGCCCGTGTCTGGACAGGCCACTTCACAAGCTGTAACGCAGGCGTTACCTCGGGAAGGCGTCAGGGCGGGGGGGGCAGTGCCTGGCGCCTACTTGACGGGCTTGTAGCGCTTGAGCTTCTTGGGCTTGCCGACCAAGGCAAGTTGCCGCATGCCGGTGTCTACGGCTCGGATGCGGGGGTTCTCCTTGCTGTTGCGGCCCCTGCGGCCGATCGTGCCCCTGGTCCTGTCAAGGATGGAGTTGCGGCGGCGGCGCTGCGCTGAGGCTGCTCGATTGCGAACCGAACTGCTGATGCTTGTCGCCTGAGGTTTTGGAGGGCTGTAGCCCTTGGGTCTCCGCACGGTGCCAGCGGAGCGGGGCCCCTTGGCGAAATCGGGCATGTTCCATGCGCCCTTGTACTTGCCAGCCGGCCCAGAGGCTTTGATGCGGAGCATGCGCCTGCTCGTGGGCTTTGGGGGCTGCACTTTCGCCTGTGCCGCCTTCGGAGGGGCGTAGCCCTTGGGTTTGCGGACGGTTCCGGCAGTGCGGGCTGATCGAAGTTGCTTGGGCGCCCGCGAACCCGTGAGCTTGCCCTGCTTTCTGGCAGCGGCCCTGAGTTTCGTCATTCCACCTTGCGCAATACCTCTGAGTCCACGCGTGAAGTCCGGATTAAGGGTTGACTTCCTTTCTCGCTTAGGTATTGGCCGCTTGAGAGACTTGTTGAGTTGTGGCAAAAGCTCCGCCCTTGTGTATTGCTGCGCTGGATCTCGCTTCCCTACTGCCAGTCGCGAAACACGTCCTTGCGCCATCTCAGCGACTGCGGCAGTTCTCGCCAATTTGCGCTCCTCTTTCTTGCTGCGGCTCTCAGCGGATGCTCTGGCAAAGTTTTGAGCAATCCGCGCCAACACTCGCTCGCCCTTGCTTGGGCCCTTCACCTTGCCTGCCCGTGGCGCCTTGGCTGGCTTGACCGGAGCGGCTGGCTTGGCCCGATTCTGCCCTGCAATCCGCTTGCTCGCTGCCTTCAATCGCGCCGCATTATCTTCAATCTTGCGAACAGGATTATTTAGGCCTGACTTATTGCGCTTTTCAGCCATTTTGCTGACCGTGTTGTGAATCCTTGCCTTGTTTATGTCGGTTCGCCTAATCGCCCCGGAAGGAGACTGCCGCTTCTTCACTCGCTCCAGCACCGCCCCCCGCTGATTCCCGGCGGCGGTCCTGATGCGACCGCCCCTCGCTGTGGCGCCGCTCTTGCCCACGCCGGTGATCTTGCCGCTGTTGTCCCTGGTGATCCGGTTCGTGCCCCGCTGCGCTCGCCTGGCGGCGGGCTTGGCCTTGGCGGTGGTGGTGCCAGTTGAGGCAAAGCGGCCCCGGCCATCACGGACATAGGTGCGGCGGGCGGATCTTCGGGCCATGGCGCTGACGGTGCTATCCCAGTTTTCCCGTCAGGGCTTGGATCTTCTGAGGCGGCTGCGGCGGCGGGCGGCAGGGGTCGGCGAGAGGCCCATGGCCTCGCGGTAGGCACGCATCACCTGGAAGTCGTAGCGGCGGCCGGTTTTGAGGCCGGCGTAGGTTTCGGCGATGAACTCGGAGGGGTTGGTAGTGGCGTAGCGGCTGACGCGACGGGCAAGCCGTTCCATCTGATTGCCCCTTGCCGCCCTGGCTTCTTGGCTTGGCCCTTTCTGCGTGGCCAGCACCCAGAACTGACCAAACGGCGTAGATCGAGACAAAAGATTCTTGTCCCTTGCGTGGCCCATTTCATGGAAAAAGGTGTGCATAGGCGCAGAGCTTGATTTCGCCCCTCTCCTGCGCTCTTTAATTGCAGCCGCAGCAGGATTTACCCAACTGGTATGCGACCTATTGATGGTCATTTGCTTTGTGGCAGGGTTGTAACTCGCAACCGTACTACTGCCGCGACCGCTGTTGTATTTCACGGATAGCCCTTGACCTTCAAACATTGCCTTAGTCGCTTGCGCGTTGGCGAGTCGAGCCTTTTTGTCGTCATTCGTGGCTGATACTTGGTACTCCATGTTTGCAATGCCAGCCTGATACGGATTCCGCCCTTTCCTCGGCTTCGCCATCGTGTTCACCGGCCGCGCCACCGCGTTCATCAACTCCCCAGGCATGAGGCGGCTGCTGGCGGGGCCCCGAGGGGTGGCGGGCTTGGTGGGCTTGGCCTTGGCCTTGGCCGTGAGGGTGCCGGGCTTGAGGCCCTTCGGCTTGGCGATGGTGCCGCCCATACGGGCAAGCCGGGCGGTCTGCGTTGCCCGCTGATTCCCCGCTGCAGTGCGGAGCCTCCCCCCTCGTGCGGTCGCCCCGTTCTTGCCGACGCCAACGATCCGGCCGGAGTTGCCGCGGGTGAGGCGGTTCGGGCCACTGGTGGCCGCCTTCTTGGGGGCGGGACGGGATCGAGCGGTGCCGGTGCTCGCGAAGCGCCCCCGGTCGTCCCTGGCGTAGGTCCGCCTGCCCCTGCTACCGCCCGCCACTGGAACCGCTGCTACTGCTGCAGTTTTCCCGTAGCCGGGATCCCAGTAACGGGACGGGCGAGACGCCTTAGGCCACCGGCACCGGCGCCCGTTCAATGTCGGGATACTGCCGCCGCTCGCTGGGGGAGGGCTTGCGCACGGCCTCCTCCAGCACCTGGGAGGCACGGGCGAAGGGCCAGCCCTTATCGGCTCCACCCTTGGCGGCGGCAAACTCCTCGGCCACGGCCTTGCGCGAGCGCTCCCAGTAATCTTCCCGCAACAGGGTGGCCCTGAGGGCGGGATCGGCCTCTTCCACGGCTTCGGTGGCCACGGGGGAAAGGCTGCATCGGCAGCGAGGATGCCCCGGCGCCACGATCTCATCAAGCCGGTAGATCCGGCCATGGCGCGAGGCGCAAACGGCGCACGTCCGCTCGTCCTTGGTGGCGATCCACCGGGCATAGCCGAACCCGTTGCGGGCGGCTGCTGCCTTCTGGGCCCCCACATAGGCGTTGGCCAGCTCACTGCGGGCGATCAGCTCAGCCCGCTGCTCCAGGCCCAGCCGATTGTTCAGCCCCTGCGGATCGCGGGCCCCCTGCAGCGCCGTCCTGATCTCCCGCTCCAGCACGCGGGGCCCCTTCCCGCGGCCGATGCCATCGGTGACGATCCGGGCGATGTTGTCGCGGAAGCTCTCCACCTCGCCTCGGATGTAGGCGCTGGCGGTGTTGGCGGCGGCCTCCACTGCGGCCCTGCTGGCGCCCACGAACGTGCTCTGCGCCGTGGCGTCAGGGTTGGCGGTCTGCGCGAGCTGCTGCCCCAGGTCGCCGCCGAGGGCCACCGCTTCGGCGAAGTCCTCGCGGTAGCGGTTCTGCAGCCACTGGAGCTCCCGATCCGACGCGAAGGCTTGGGCGAGCTCCAGGAGCTTGCGGAATTTGGCGGAGCCATCGGCGATCGAGTACGACCCCGGCCGGCGCGTCACGCCATCGGCGCTCTGCTGGTCAGGAAGGCTGGGGTCCACGAACTGCCCGTAGTACCGGCGCAGATCCCGCAGGGTGCGGGCCAGAGACCGGCGCAGGGCCGCCTGCGTGTTGCTGACCGAGCGATCGGCCAGGGTGTCCAGGGCGGCGGCGTAGTCGTCTGCGAGCTGGAGCTGTTGGTCGCCGATGGTGACGGGGGGGGGCATGGTCAGGGCTTGCGGCGGGGTTTGCGCACCCTGCGCTCTGAGAGGTATCGGCCAGCCTGCCTTGCGGACTCAAGCGCCTCCCTGGCGCCTTGATTGGCCATTGCGGGCCCATACCTTCTTGTGTTGTTACCCGTAAACTCGCGATTATTCTGTAACGACCTTGCCGCCGCCGTGTCGCGTTGAATCATTTTTTCTATCTGGCTAACGCTAAGCTTCCCCCATTTGCTGTCCGCATTTTGATAGTCTTTCTGGTCCATTTTAGCTTTTGTGCTGCTTTTGGCTCGTACCTTGAACCTTGCAGCCTGCTCTTTTCCTTCAATCTCTGGACTTTTTTGCGCTTCCCTTTTTGTCTTATATGCGCCGGTTCGCTGCTTGCCATCACGAGAGAACCATGCAAACTTGCCATCAGCATTTTTGCCAAGTTTCAGCCCTGCACGAGTTGTTTTTGCGATGGCGCCGGCAGGGCGAGCCGCCGTGACGCGCTATGGCGCGGCGGGCTTGGACGGCGTGGCCTTGCCCTTCCGCGCCACCCCTCCAATGCGAGCCCCGCGGATCTTTCTGGCGGCGGTGCCAGTTGCGATCTGCAAGGCGTTGGGGTTGTACCTCATCCG